TCTCATCGGTGTGGAAGCTCCAATTCAGAAAATCGAACATTATTCCGTAATATGTTCGATTGTATGTACAGGCCAGCACGAGTACCCTACTTACTGTCGCTCTAGCGACAGAGACGACAGGATTAAACCAGGGATGAAATGATACATATGGCGCAATAGTGTATCGTTATTGCCAATGACCCCCGGTTATGCAAACTGCCAGATATCCGCGACAGTCACTCACCAAACAGAAATACCGAAATCAAAGCCTTCTGAGAAAAGCGCAAAAACAAAGTGAAGTTCAAAAGAACCCTCGCCACAGCGAAAGAGTCCACCTCAAGGCTCTTATATAGCGTTCTGAGAGGCCATGACGCAATGGACGTAGAGATGCTCCACCCTATGAGCATAGACGAAGCCAGGGAGCGTCTGAGAGCTTCTGGACACAAGCCTTATACTCTCCAATCGGTCTGGATGACCAAGGAGGACGAAGATGATAACAAAACGGCCTAACCCGCCTGGAGTGGTCAAGCCGGTCAAGGGACTCAAGTATGAAGTGATGGATTTGTTCATATCGTCCCCAGAGGCGACCCAAACGTACCCAAATCTGGTACATTACGCCGTCTACGGTGACGAGCCTCTCCGAAAGCTCTGTGAAGGCGAGGCGAAGTTCTCCACAGCCACCGTAGAAGCGATCGAGGACGCAATCGAGAAGGATATCCACCACCACAGGGTGAGATACCGCCTTCTGGAAGAGTTGGGCGGCTTCAGAGAGGTGAAGATGTGAGTGGGCGCAAGCCCAACCTGGAGGGCATAGAGAAAGCGAAGACGCTCCACGAGATGGGCTGGAGCGGGGCGAAGATAGCCAAAGAACTTGGCTTCTCAGTCTCGACAATCCTCAAGTGGATTGAACTCCCTGACCCTCCAGAGGTACAGGCTCACCTCGACAAGTTCAGGGCGAAGAATCGAAAGAGGTACGTTGACGAAGCCTGGGACTTGGTCTTCCAGTTGAACGAGATTGTCAGGCAGAAAATCAAGAAGGGGGAGTCGGCGTTCAACAACGCCAAGGATGCGGCTATCACGAGTGCTATCTTCGTGGACAAGATAGCGGCGGTGGAAGCTCGTGGAGGGACGAAAGCGATAGCGAGTCCTATCCAGATAAACATCCTGCCACCAAATGGAAATACCACTCGAACTCTCGAACACACAATACCAATTCCTGACGAGCCGGTCGAGGTTCTCAGCGATGGTGAGTGGTGTGGGGGCGGGGAAGACGTTCTGCGGTTGCCTGAAGGCGATAATGGAAGCAATCGAGAACCCAGGGAGTCACGGGACGATAATAGCGAGTACTTACAGGAACCTGAACGACTTCATAGTCCCGATGCTGACATCTCAATTGTGGCAATCGATGGGGAGGAGTGACGGCTGGGACGAGGTGGTCGAGAGCTTCAACAAGCAGAGCCTCACGGCGATCTTCCGCAACGGCTCCCACATCTACCTCAGAAGTTGTGACCGTCCCGATGACCTGAGAGGGCCGAACTTAAGTTGGTTTTTCATCGATGAAGCCGCAAAGACCCCCCACAACGTGTGGAAAATCATGCTTGCGAGACTCCGTGTCCCTCCAGAGAAAGGGTGGATAACGACCACCCCTAGAGGGAGGAATTGGGTCTGGGAAGAATTCGCGAAGAAGCACCGAAAGAACTACGAGTACTTCACGGGTTCGACCCTTGAGAACACCCATTTATCGAGGGAGTACAAAGAGTCCCTCATCCAGAACTACTCAGGGTCGTTCCTGGCTCAAGAGGTCTACGGTGAGTTCGTGGGATGGGACGGTCTGGTCTACCAACTCGAAGTGGACAAGCACCACGAAGAGTACAACCCAGAATGCTTCGACCAGTATAGATACGCCGTAGCCGGGGTCGATTGGGGATGGATAGACCCCACGGTCATCCTGGTCGGCTTGGTCGGTTTCGATGACTCCATCCACATCGTGGAGGAGTACTACGAGAAGAAAGTGAACATCGACCAGATTTCGGGGATAGCCGTTGGCCTGAAGGAGAAGTGGGGCATCCGCACGTTCTACTGCGACTACGCCCGTCCAGAGTACATTCAGGAACTCCGCAACGTGGGGCTGGACTCCAGAAAAGGAAAGAAGGAACTCGACCCCGGCATAGCGTGTGTCAACAACTACCTCGATAAGGGACTCCTGACAATCGATTTCAACGCTTGCCCCGAAACCGTAGACGAGATGCAATCCTACCACTATGACGAGGACGACATGGGGAAGGTCTTGAAAAACCGTCCCATAGACGACCACAACCACGCGATGGACGCTCTGAGGTACATGGTCTACTCTCACAGCAAACGAGGATATGTAGGTTCACAGAGAGGTTACCGATGACTAGAGAATCCGCATGGAAACCAACCGTCCAACCGTCACAGGTGATGGACGTTGGAACCTTGAAACGTATCCTCGACTCCGTTTACGGTTCGAGATACCAATTCCTCAATGACGAGGGTCTTGCACGGATAAACGATGCCAACAATTTCTACGCATATTACAATCTAGGCGACAACGAGTACGGCACGGGTCAGTACTGGTCGATGCCAAGGAACATCGGATACACTCCCACGGTCATGCCCATCAACTTGGCTCGTTGGTTCGTGAAGAAGAGAAGCGCGTGGATGTTCGAGGTTGCCCCCGACATCGAATGCCCCTCTGAGACGGTGGACTCCGTAGAGGACATGGGACAGGTCGGTTACGAGCCTTCCCAAAAGCAAAAGAGGCTCGACTCCCAGGCCTCTTCGAGGGAGCAGATGCTCTACAAGATATGGAGAGAGAACAACTTCGAGGAGAAACTCTTAGCCGGGGCGTTGGACTACTTCGTAGGCGGGACTGTCGCTCTGAAAATCCGCTACATCCCAGGTAAGGGAATACGGCTCAACTTCTCCCCGACTCAAGAGGTCTTCCCCGTCCCTGACGATGATGAGCCAGATAAGTTCAAAGAGATTTCCTTCGTGGGCCACAAAGACTCTCCGAACTTCATCTGGAAGCAGACATGGAAGATGTACAATGGAAGATGTTACCTCTCTGAGGGAACGTACTCCACGAACAACCTCATGCCAGACAACATCATCTACGCGAATGTGGATACGGGACTCGATTTCATCCCGGTTGTCATTTTCCCGAACGAGGCACTGTCTGGGGATTTATTCGGCACATCGATGCTCCGAGATTTGATGCCTATGTTCGACCAGTACAACCGAAGTATGTCGGATGCGGCTGACGGTCTGAGGTTCAACCTCTTCGCCGTGACGGTTCTTTTGAACGCCGCTCCCGATGCGGAGAAGCAACTAAAAATCGCTCCTAATGAGTTGTGGAACATCGGCGGCGATGGGGTGGACGCGAAGAAACTCGAATCGAGTTTCAACTACTCTGCGGCTCTTGCCGACTTCTTGACCCGACTCGAAAACGTCATGCACCTCATCGGTGAAGTGCCAGATATCACGCCTGACAGAATCAAAGGTTTTGGCCTCGTCTCAGGGGTCGCTTTGAAGCTCTTGTACTCCGACCTCGTGTCTGCGACACAGAGAGCGTGGAGGATCTGGAAGTCGCGTCTCGTCACGACCAACGAGTGTATCTTAAAAATGCTTGAGGTCTATGAACCGACAAAGGGCTACCCTTACGAGTTCAAAATCTCAGACATCAAGGGGAATTATGAGAACAGGGTCATCCCCCATCTCCCCTTACCTGAAGACGATGCGGCTAAAGTACAACTTGAGGTCAACCGTCTGGTCAACCGCCTTCAGAGCGTCAAGGGGGCATTGCAAGACCTGGGCGAGAAATATCCAGAGAAGAAAATCGCTGAGATGCTCACCGAGCAGGAAAGGTTCGGTCAGGCGGGTGGCGCAGACATGGCAAACAAACTCCAGAATGAGGCCAACAAGATGCTGAAGGAGGACTAATGCCAGCCCCCGATGGATATTGGCTTCAACCGCTAGAGAATGCGGGTGGCGCACTTCAGGTTCCCCAATCGTGGGTGTTGGAGGGAAGCAATGACGGCTTCGCCACATCCGATGTGCTTGACACCCAGTTGGGCGTGGCGGTATTGAAGATTTATACCGGCGGTGCGTGGGCGGCTGTATGACCAAGCGCAAGTTCCTTCAGGAGAACGAGCGCAAGTTTCGAGCGTTGTTGTATGCCTTGCGAAAACAGATATACGTCCCTGACGAGGTTGACCACCATTACATCGCTTGGCTTGGCGGGTTGACCGCCGCTTTCGCCGTGGCATACAGAGCCTTGTTGAAACAGCAAATGACCCTGGCGATAGAACTCGAAGTGAGAATTTTCACCATCACTCAGAAAGAATTCTTCGAGGTGATGACGAGGTATGGAACAGAGAAGGTCTTCAACGTAGAAAAGATGGTCGGAGAACTCTTCGACAGGACGCTCCCAAGGGGATACACGCTTTCTGACCGTATCTGGGACTTGAAGAATTACTCGAACGACATAAGAGCGGTCTTAGAGAACGGCATCAGGAACAACATGAACCCCCAGGTTATCGCGAGACAACTTGAAGGGTTTCTTAACCCTGACAGGCTTGCCCAGGCGACACCGTACGGGAGGTCGCTCTCTTACGACTCGATGAGACTCGCGAGGAATGAAGTCCTCCACGCAGGGCGAGAGTTCCAAAGGGAACAGGCTCGAAACGCCCCGTGGATAACTGGTATCGATTGGGTGTTGTCGGCAAACCATTCAGCCCTGTGCGACTGTGACGATTACGCCGCGCATGGGACGTACCGAGTAGAGGATGTACCTTTAGACCCCCACCCTCAATGCCAATGCTCTCTGGAGGAAGTCAGCATGACCCCAGAGGAGTTCAGCGGAGCGTTGCGCGACTACTTGAGCAGTGGTGAAGATAGATTTGGAATCGAAGATTGGCTAGAAGCCAGAAAAGGAGTGGTCTAGATGACCGAGGAAGCCAAGGGACAGGAACCCGTGGTCAATGAGGAGCCTCAGACGTACGACAGCGGATACGTCAAAGAGTTGAGGCAGGAAAACGCAGGATGGAGAACCAAACTGCGTGAGACTGAGTCAGCGGTTGAGACTTTGACGAAGAAGCTCAAGCACTACGAGGACTCCCAGAAATCGGAACTGGAGAGGCTCACCGAGGAAAAGGGCGAACTGGAGAAGGCGAAGGATTCTCTCGAAAGGCAGATTGAATCGACCCAGGTCGATACGGCGATAAAACTCGCCGCCGCCAAAGAGAAAGTAATCGACCCTGAAGCAGTTTCTGCCCTGATTGACCGTTCGGAGTTGACCTTCATTGACGGTCAGGTAAGCGGTGTCGAGAAGGCGTTGAAAAGACTCCTGAAAGACAAACCCTATCTCCTCGCTGGAGACGAACCCGTTCCACCACCTACCCCAGGCGTTGGAGACAAGCCCCTCGACACGAACGGCGCACAGTCGTTCGATGAGGCGTTTGCGATGATGCTCAAGGCCGGTGCAAAAAACAAAGCACTTTGAGAGGGGGGAAAATAAATGACGATACCTAACATGAACGAACTCAGTGTCGCCGCCGGTGGGATCTTTGTTCCAGACGAATTGAGCAAAGACCTCAATATGCTCATCAGGGACGCATCCTGCGTAGAGCAACTGGCACGGCACGTTCCGATGAAGCGATTGAGGATGGTTCGGAGGATGCAGGAGGACGGGGTTGACGGTTACTGGGTGGACGCGATGGCGGTGAAGACCAAAGACGCGCCAACCTTCAAAACCTATGAACTCCAGTGCGAGAAACTCGCGGTAATCATACCGCTTGAAGACCAACTTCTGGAAGATGCCGATACCGACCTCGCTTCGGTCATCAGGGAAGATGTGACGGGAGCGTTTGCAGAGATGCTGGACAGGACTTACATGGGCTACGAGCCTTCGAGTCCGTTCACCGACTCTTTGAGTGGCAACACTCCTGCGCTCCATACCATCGCGTTCGGCACGGGCGTTGACCTCGCGGCAGACTTCAGTCTCGCGATGGCGGCTCTCGAAGCAGACGGGTTCTACGCCACGGGTGCAATCGCGCACCCTTCGGTGAAGCACTTGCTCCGCAACTTGCGCGATGCGTTCAACAATCCCATCTTCGCTGAGAACCTTCGTGACGGCATCCCCACATACTCTGTGTTCGGTGTGCCGATATGTTTCACACGACAGGTTCAGCAAGCCGGTTCACCTCTGGCGACTGAGATTCTTTTGCTCCACAAGCCGTACGTCTTCATAGGCGACCGCACGGGGCTTCAGATATCGATGTCAAACGAGGCGACCCTGACTCAGGGTTCTGAGGCGAACATGAATCTATGGGAGCAGGACATGAGTGCCTATCGTTTTGTACTCCGCAAGGCCTTCACCGTGAAGGACGATAACGCACTTGCGAAGATTACGGGCGTACCCCAGGATTCGACCTTCGACCTCTTCGGACGAGACGAAACCTAGGAGCTAGATGCTCATCCAGATCGTAAAGGAAAGCCCCAATTGCACTTGGCAGTTGGGGCTTATCCTTAAAATGCAAGATAAAAGGGCGCAACGTCTCATCGATGACGGCATTGCCATAGCGGTAGAAGACGGCATAAGGGAGTACAACGTCCCTGCCCCCGTCAGGAGAAAAGGCAACCCGTTCATGCTACCGCCGAGATTCATCTGCGGCTGTGGCATGGTGTTCGACAACTCCGAAGAGCTAGAAGGGCATAGAGAGAAATGCGTTTAAATTTGGGCTGTGGCCCTGACGTTAGAGAAGGTTTCGAGAATTTGGATGTACGGGAACTTCCCGGCGTGACCTTCTGTGATGTTTCAGACCCGATAGGCATGGCGCAGTATAAAGGCGCGGAAGAGATACTCGCCTACGACATCTTAGAACATTTCGACAGGGAAACGGCCTACTCGTGTCTCTTGATGTGGGTAGACCTCCTCGCCCCAGGTGGAATCATGCGAATCCGTTGTCCCGACATCGTCCACGCCGTGTCAGTCAGGCAATCTGACGAATGGCTGGAGATGCTCATCTACGGTGGTCAGGACTACCCAGAGAACTACCATAAGTGCGGCTTCACGAAGAAGATGATGCTTGCGTTCCTTGAGGTCTTGGGGATGAACGTCCTCTCCACCGAACAGACCAACGCCGGTAACATGGAAGTGGTAGCACAGAGATGATTGAGGCCTTCGGAGATTCTCACGCAGGGAAGTTCGGTGGGCATCCAAGTTTCAAGTATTGCTGGGACTTGGGTCAGGCAACCGCTCATAACATCTGTGTGGAGCGCACCTCTAACGGCGGTCTACAGAAACTGCAAGAGTGCCTTTATTTTTACGACCCAGAGAACGTCCTGCTTTTCGTTCTTGGTGAGATTGACTGTCGGATTCACTTCTTTCGTCAGTCCATCATCCAGGGCAGACCGTACGTTGACCTGATGACCGAAACGGTTGGACGGTACGGGACTATCATCAAGGCCGTCAGGGAACACGACAGGCCGCTCGTGTGCGTTCTTGACGTTCCCCCGGCGCAACCCGTGGGCAACACTTTCGACATAGACCACTACGGTTCTCAGGACGAGAGGGCAGAGATTTCCGCTCTGTTCAACATAGTTCTGGGCGCATGGTGCGAGAGGGTAGAGATACCGTTTATCAAGCTCTATCCGTACATAGCGGATGAGAGGGGCTGGCTCAAGGAGGAGTACGTCTTAGAAGACCTCACGCACATCTCCCCTCTTGCCGCTGACTTTGTGGTAGAGGAGATAGCCAAGTGCTTCCCCGACTCAGTATAGGGTACATAGGGTGCTTCTCCGACCACCATACAGAAGCCGACATCGTTAAGTATCTGAAACGAGACGGGCATCAGGTAGACCGCTACCACTTCACCCATCTCGACCAGGACAAGTTTGTTTCAAGAGCCGACCAATACGACATCGTTATAACGTCACTTCCCCAGACGCTCCCTGTCGAGTTCTGGAGGAGGGTATCTGAAAAGACGAAGCTCGTTGCGTGGTATTTTGATTGGCTCGTGTGGCAGGGACGTTGGAAGCAGTACTCTTCGAGGCTAAAATACTTCGACCTCATCATATCTACTGATGGCTTCGAGAACTCCATCTACAAAGAGTACAATCGTGTGTGGATTCCCCACGCCGCCGACACCGAGGTCTACAAGCACATCAGGCTGTCCCAGAGAAACGATGTGGTGTTCATCGGGCATATCTATACCGAGGAGCGCAGGGTTTTGTTGGGCGGTGTGATGGAACGGTTTCGCTTCAAGCAGTATGGTCAGCAAAACGATTGCTGGGGCGAGAAGTACTCTCATGTCTGCGGTCAGGCGAAAATCGTCATAGGCGACAACTTCCTCAACGACATCCCCGGCTACTGGTCTGACCGTGTCTATATGTCGTTGGCTTCGGGAGCGTTCTACCTCAGTCCTCGTGTGCCTGGGTTGGAACGATATTTTGAAGATGGGGAACACCTCGTCTACTACGACTCACCAGATGACCTGTACGGCAAAATAGAGTACTACCTTGAGCAACCCCTTGAGAGAGAGCGCATCGCCTTCTCAGGGGCAGATGAGGTCGCTAGAAACCATTCCTGGGCTGTAAGAGTGAGGGAGTTCGAGTGCGCGTTGGAATCGTTGGATATACAAACCTCACGAGCGGTATCGGGGTCTTCGATTACGAACTCTGGAAAAACCTCCCTGCCGATTCTATCCTCTCAGTCGATGCCGGGATAAAGGGTCAACAAGTCTGGACTGACCGCCAGATGACCGCTGGTCGTCCACCCAGGAATATGGACATCAAGGAGTACTTCGAGACGTACCGACCCGATGTCATCATCTTCATGGAGACTCCGTTCAACGAGAGCATCTACAACATCTCGAAAAAACATAACGTGAAGACCGTGGGAATACCGATGCACGAGACTTTCACGGCACGAAGGCTCTATCCCGACTTTCTGATTTGCCCTTGTATAACTGCTTATGAGAAAGCTCGTGAGGCCGACAAGGTTCTCCTGTTTCTCCCCATCAGTACCGAATTGTTCCCCTTCAAACTGAGGACAGGACATGACTTCGTCCTGAACATCGGATACAACGGTGTCTACGATAGACGGCAGTCAAGAAAAATCGTGGAAGCGTTCAAGAGGCTCCCCGAAGAGGCGAAACTATTCATCCACGCTCAAGACAAACTAGAAGACGACCTGGACGTAAACGACCCTCGAATAACCGTGGAGGTTGGAAATTACGAACTCCCCAGAACTGGATATGAACGAGGAGACATTCTTATTGCACCTCAAGCTTATGGGGGTTACGAACGAAGCATCCTTGAGGGCATGGCTTCAGGTATGCCAGTGCTTACAACGAATGCAGACCCCATGTGCCAGTACCAGCATGACCCCCAATTCCTGGTGGAGCCGTGCCAAAAATTCGCTATCTCGTCTCAATGGGTAGTCAACACCATCTACAACGAGGTATCGGTTGACTCCCTGGAGGAGAAGTTCAAATGGCTCCTCACCATCGACACCGAGAAGTACTCCAAGAGAGCCAGAGAACAGGCAGTCGCTCAGAGTTGGGAATCCAAAGACATCGACTACCGAGGAGCATGGAACAAAGTCTTGGAGGAACTCGTTGGTAAGACTCGTGATGATAACGTACAACGACTATCCTCACATCCAGACAGCGGTGGAGTCTTTGTATGACCACGTTGACGAGGTTCTCGCCGTAGATGGTAGGTTCAGGGATTTCCCCGGCGAGGGAAACCTCTCGACTGATGGGACTTACGAGTACCTGATGTCTTTACCTAAAGCCGTGGTGATCTCCGCAACCGACCTTGATGAGGTCGAGAAGCGCAATCAATACCTAGTTGGTCGTGAAGGCGATTGGTACGTCCACCTCGACACCGATGAAGAATGGGTAGGCGACTTCCACATCCCCGATGCGGATATGTTCATAACGTGGATGGCGGCATCGAAGACGGCGAAGGGTCGTTTCCCCAAGATGCAACGGGCGAGAATCTTTCGCCACATCGATGGCCTTCACTACGAGAAGAAACACTACTGGCTACACGATGGAGACGGCGACACGTTTGCGTTGCTTGACAGGCCGGGGAAGAAGTACACGGCTGAAGTCACAGACGAGACAAACCTGATACACCATCAAGTGCGCTCCGCAGAGCGTTGCAACGCTCGTCAGAAATACTACAAGAAACTCTATAAGCGCGAGATGCGGATTAAGGAGCATACATGATAGCCGACCCAATAGACGCAACACGGTTCTGGCTTCACGATGACGTAGTACCTTATACGTTCACCGATGCCCAGATACAGGAGTTCCTCGACCTAGAAAAGGTCGTAGACGATGTCGGCATCCCACCGTCCGATACGGTCAACTGGACACCCTCCTACGATGTCCTGAGAGCCGCTGGGAGAGGTTGGATGTGGCTTGCGGGTCAGTCCACCAATAAGCAGAACTCGTATACCGTGGGCGATGTTAGCGTCACCATCGATAAGGGCTTCTGTTTGCAGAGGGCGAGAGAACTCATGGGCGGTGCTTCTCACGGAGCGAGGAGGAGGGACGAGCGACAGCATTACAGCGACCCTGACTACCTGGACAGGTACAGGCCATGAACACAACCGACCTCATATCGTTTGACCCTTCAACGATAACCATAACCAGACACACTAAAGTGCCACACGCCGGTGGGTTCTCGTGGACACCATCAAACATAGGCGCGATGACCGTGAGGCTCTATCAGTACACCACTCGCAACCAACGAGAGTGGCAGGACACCGAGGGCGAGGTCAAGCAAATCGTGATGGGAATCCTTGCCGAACCCAACGTGAACATCATCGTCAGCCACAGTTCCTACGACACGTTCACCGTGGGCGCGAGGACGTACAGGATAATCGGAGTCAGGCTCTACGATGATACAAATGTAGACCCCTGCATACAATGTGATTGCGTGGCGGTTTAGATGCCGGGTAGCGAGATGGTCAACGCCAGGATAACAGGCTGGACACAGATAACGAAAGCCCTCGCCCGTGGGGCGATCAAGAAGCACGTTGAAGAGTCTCATAACTTCGCCCTTGCGAGAAAGCCGTGGCAGACGCGCACCGGCATAACGCAGGGCAGTTTCTACACCAGGGCATTTTATATGGGGAAGGCCATCTACGGAGACATCGGTTACATGAGTTTCCGAGCAGGGTACTGGCTGGAGAACCCCCATGACAACGTGTATCCGTACGGCAACAAAAATGCCGAGCCGTTCGGGACGAGATTCCAGATACTGGATGACGCTATCAAGAATAACATCTCAGTCCTCTTGGCAGAACTGAAGACCATCTACACCAGCCCCACGGGATTTGGTTCGTTCACCACAACGGGCGGGAATGTCTAATGGATTACGCTGACCTCCGCGAAGCGATATATGACCAATTATGTCTAATTCCTGCATTGCTGGATACCGGCTCTCCGCAGAAGGGGAAGGTTTTCTGGGCATGGACAGCCCCTGCCGACACCCCAAAACCTTACGCCTTTATCTCGTTCACGGGTGACGTTCCGAGTGCCAGGACACCGTGTGGGATGTTCGTCACTTTTGACGTATGCGTTGTTGGCGAAGAGGCCGACATACTCAACCTAGATCCAGTTGCTGATGACGTTCTGGACGCGCTCCACCAAGTGGATATTGTGACACCCAAGGGTCGGATAATCCGCTGTGAATATCGCAGGGACGCTCGTGTTGATTACTGGGCAGAGGACATCCGAGCCAACGTGATAAGACTCGCGTTCTGGCTCCCGACAGATTTCTGGATTTAGTGACTGTCGTTCGGACAGGACACGGTTGATGCAAGCCAAAGATACGCATCGGTCAGGTGCGTAGACACAGGGAGGAAATGATGGAAGAGCAGAAAAAGTCAGACGACTTGAAGTCGTCCGAGAAGCCCTCGCAGTTCAAACCCAGCCCTCAACCGCTGGAGAAAAAAGCGAGGCCGCGCCGTGTGACGGCGTTGAGAACTTGCACGGTACAGTTGGATGACTGCACCGTAGACCTCGTTGAGGGCGAGGTCGTGCAGGGGCTTGAGAGTCAGGAACTCGCCCACCTCGTGTTTCACGGTTTCGTAATCTAGCAGACTCAACCCTGCACCACGAGGAGATTGAGAGGAGGGAAATAATATGACGCTTTTAGGTACAGACTGTGACTGCCAGATTCTCTACGGTGTGCGCGAAGTCCATTTCCGCAGACTCAAGAATACTGGTCAGGTCGAATCTGGTTTGTCCTGGTACGCTACGGACTGCCCTGTGAGCATCGGGCTTGACCCTACCATCGAGGAAGGGAAGTCGGTTCTGCTCAAGTGCGGTGACAGCATCAAGAACACCGTCAAGGGTGACGACCAACTCACGGGCATGACCGTCAAGTTTGCTATGGGGTGCAGAAATCCCGAAATAGAGGACATCATCTCTGGTTCTAACGGAGTGATTATCTATGACGGGTCTAGCCCCCCATGTGCAATAGGTTGGTGCGCTCCTACGTTGGCAGACCAAGCTTCGGCAGTACCGTTCGAGATGCGGATTTACGTCTCCGAGAAGAGTGGCTCAAACGATGTGGGCTACGAAGAAATCCATGTGTACCAGTGCCTTCCGAGCTATCCGACCATCGGGTCTAGCCAGGAAGAGTACCAGACGCAGGAGTGGACTATCTCCGCAACCGAGAACGCCATGTACAACGGCGGCGGTGCTGGAACCGAAGAGCCGGTGTATTGCTGGCAAACCAAGGCAACCATACCGACCTCGTAGTCGGTCGATAAAAGTCGGGCGGCCTATCTCTCCTCCTTGGGAGTAGGTCGCCCTTCTTTTCCAAACCCAAGGAGGAAGAAATGGCAGATGTGAAGAAGCGAGAAGCCGTACCAGACCTACCGGCACTCACCGCGCTCCCAGACCCAGAAGAGGTAACGATAACGGTAGGTGACAAGGAGTACCCGCTACCTACTGTCACCTTCGGTCAGTATCGAAAGATTGCCAAGGACATCGATGCTTTTAATGTCAGGAGGGAAGAGTTGGGCGAGGTAGAAATCCTCGACTTCGCGCAGGAGTTCTACTATAAACTCCTGCGGATTGATAACCCCGCCATCAAGAAAACCGACCTCGATGAGATGCCGTACTACCAAGCGGGGGCTGAGTTCTTCCTGTCGGTACGCATCGCTCTTTATAAAATCCCTTTACATTAGAGCGTAGTGGCAAGAAAATCTTATTTGAAGAGTTCTGCCACTCCATCTACTTCAGTTTCGCCCAACTCTTCCACTGGACACCCGCCCAGGTAGATGGACTTTACCTCGATGACTTCTGGTACTTCATACAAGAGTTGGAGAAACAGGCGAAGAAAGACAAGAAGAGCGACCCCGACAAGAACATCGAATCCTGGCTGTACGATTCTAAGAGGAAGAAAGATTAATGGCTGGTGGACACTTAGGTACAATATGGGCTTCGGTAGCCCTCGATACAGCCCCTCTGGGAGCAGGAGCGGCTAGAGCAAGAAGGCAGATGTATGCCCTTGATGCCACCCTGTCTCAAGCCGCTGGTGGCATGGGTAAGAAGCTCGTGGGCATCGGACTCTCTGCCGGTATCATGGCTGGTGTCGTTGCCGCCGCTAGTGTTAAGATGGCGGCTGACTTTGATGAGGCGATTCACAAGGCCGGTGCTGTCGCTGAAGCCTCACAGGCTGACATGGATGCGTGGGGCAAGAGCATCCTCGACCTGTCCACCAAGTTTGCAGTCCCTGCCAAGAACATGGCAGACGCTCTGTACTGGATTAAATCGGATATGCCCGATGCTACCGATGCCCAGCAATGGGACACCCTCCAAGTGGCTATCAAAGGTTCTGTGGGTGGCGTTGCTGAATTGAGCGATGCCACCGAAGCCCTCATCGTGGTTCAGAACGCATATACCAGTTCAGGTGTCGAACTCCAGGGGCCGACTGACTACATGGACGCTATGACCGTAGCCGTCCAGAGAGGCTCTCTCACCCTTCAGGATTTCGTTGCCAACATGGGTAAGGCTACAGGCACAGCCGCTATGGCTAAAGTACCCTTCACTGAGATCGCCGCCGCCGCCGCTACTCTCACCCGAAAAGGTGTACCTGTCGAGACTGCGTTCATGGCTCTCAACCAGACCATGATGACATTTTTGAAGCCTTCCGCTGAAGCATCCGAGACTGCCCAGCAACTTGGCATCGACTTCACCCTCACCGGCCTTCGCGCCAAAGGCCTCGCCGGTTCTCTCATGGAGATTGCCGACAAAGTCCCAGACGAACAACTCGCAGAACTCTTCCCCAATATTCGCGCCCTCAAAGCGGTTTTGCCGTTGGCTGGCGTTTCCGTTGACGACTTCGCCAAAGACCTTGAGGCGCTGGGTCAGAGAACAGGGACGACTGAGAGGATGTTCGGCATCATGTCGGACTCCATCGGCTACAAAATATCAGCCGTGGCAAACCGAATCAAGAAGTCCATGATAGAACTTGGGACGAGCCTGTTCCCTGTCGTAGAGAAGTTGGCGAATGCTATCTCGAATATCTTCGAGGGCAAGAACGCCGTGGTCAATACTTTTGCGGGTGCTATCAAGACCGCTGGTACAGCGGTTTGGGGGCTGGGCAGTTTCCTCCTTACCCTCAAGCCCATAATCATTGGGGTGCTTGGCGCGTTCTTAGCATGGAAGGCAATCAGCGGGGTTATTGGTATTGTCAAAGGTGTCGGTGCGGCTATCTCCGCTACGTTCCCTGGTATATTCACGGGTGCTATGACGGCGACCACTACCGCCGTTTTGAGTATAGTCGCCCCCGTGGGCATTGCCGCTGTGGCACTTGGAACCATTCTCTACTTCGCTGACCAGAATGCGAAAAAAATAGCAAAGCAGACCGATGCCTTTATCAAAACTGGTAATGCCTCTGCCGATGCTGGGACTAAACTCCAGGGGCTAATCTCAACCTATCAGAACCTTCGTGACAAGGCAGACACTTCGGCAGAGGGTCAGAAAGCGTTACAGGATGCGACCAACGCAGTAGCCGCCGCTTCTCCTTCTCTTGTAGAATCTATAGACGCGCAGGGGAATGCGTTTCTCAAGAACGATGCTCAATTGAAAAACTACGTTTCCAGTTTGATGGCGTACTCTGGAGTGAGAGTAACGACCACGGGCGATACGGCACAGTTAGAAGTGCTGGCCGGTAAAATCGAGAGAACGCGAAACGGCATAACTGAGATGACCGCCACTACTGAGACTCTGCGTGGAGCCTTGATGAGAATGGGTGTCAACGCTGGTGACACCAACGGGGCGATTGAATCACTTAACAGGGGTTACAAGGAAGGTAAGGATTCAACCCTGGCAACGATGGAAGTTATCAGAAGGTCTGGCGATGAAACCAAAGACCAGAAGGTTGCTTACGACCAAGCCAAAGCCGCGCTCGAACAACTGGGACAGCAAAACCGCAAGTACGCCATGACCCTTGGAGAGGCTATCGCCGGTATGGGTCAGATGACGGCGGCGGCGGCTGATATGAAAAAGAAACTGGCAGAGGCCGCGAGAACATCTGGACTTGCAGGAGAAGAGCTATCTACCAATATCATTGAGGGGCTTAAATCAGCATCCCCGATGTTCAGGTCTGCCGCCGTTTACAACATGACGCAGTATATGGCGGGTCAGTTGGAGATGCGAGGGCTGGGAGAAGAAGAAGCCGCCACTACTGCGGAAAACATGGCTCGTTCCCTTGCCAACGGTAAGCCGTGGGAAACGAGTGGTAACGTGTCGGCTGAAGAGTTCTATCAGGCGATGACGGGGAAACTCGCTGGCTCAAAGGGAGAAATAGAAGCCGCTGGTATTGCTACAGGCGAAATCGTAAAGGGCGGTGTTGTCGCCGGGGCTGATGGAACAGGCGCGGCAGTTAAAGAGAAGATTGGTATTATCAACATTCCGTCTTTCCTAGAACCGCCTTCCAACACAGATGGATTCATTTCCATGGTTGAGCGGATGCTGGGTGGTATTCGCATCAGACCTACTATAGAAGCCCCTGCCGCTCCCGCCGGTTATACTACTCCTGAGTTCATCCCAGGTGAAGGTGGTGGGCGTTCCACGGTTGCTTTTGTCTCCGACCTCACGAGGCTCCAACGTATGTACGCCGACTTCCAGAAAACAATGGCTGGGACAAACATCAATTGGACTGTGACGAATCAGGCCAACGAAATCATAGGTGCGCTTGGACACGTTGCCGAGGAGAGTGGTCGCAACATCGACCAAGTGGTAGGCAAATGGAACACCATGAATACTCAACTCGCAAAGGTCAACGCCACCCTCAAATCTCAAGAAGCCGCAATAGAAGCGTCAGACAAAAAGATTGAAGCATACCAGAGACGACTCGACCAAGTGACAAATGGAGTCAAGGGTTGGACTGACGCTAACGGCAAGAACCACAAGTCGCTTGAGGCTCTCACGGCGATACAGGAACGCCTGACGAACATGAAGATGAAGGGCGAGACTGCCGCTGACGACAAGTCTTTCGCCCAGCAACAAAAACTGAACGAGATACAACTGGCGATACTCAAG